ATGTAATGTTAGAAATGGGTGACGAAGCTCCTATAGATGCATTACCTTGTGGGTTTGAGGGTTACGTTATGAGAGAATACGCAAATGCGACACCTCCATTCATTGTTTATAAAACTAAATACCTTAAACCAGGTGAAGTTGTATATAACCCTCCTTTTGGTTCTACAAATGGTGGTGACAATGCGGTAATTTCAAATGGTGAAAACCCAAGAAAGGCTTACTTAGGTATATCTAATATTAGTGGTGTTGATTACGATTTCTTTGATTATAAAGGAAAACAAGTTCCTACAAACATTGAAACCGATACTACGGGACCTTCATGGGGTTACCAAGTTAAAGGATTCCACATGGATAGTGGAGCGACTATTGTTACTGTAGGTCCTGGTTATGTGACTTCTGGACAATCTGCATTTGAGGTAGGTGTTGGATCATTTAATTCTGAACCTTTAGACGCTGATAATCCATACTACAGATTAAACACACGTAAGTTTACATTGTACCCTGCGGGTGGTTTTGACGGATGGGATATCTATAGAGAATATAGAACTAATGGTGATACTTATGCTCTTGGTCAAACAGGATACAAATACGGAGCGGCACCATCAACAACATATCCTACAGCATCAGGATGGGGAGCATTTAAACAAATCACTGGACCTAACCAAGAAACTTGGGCTAATACTGACTACTACGCATACAAATGGGGTCAAAATACATTTAACAACCCTGAAGCGGTTAACATTAATATATTCGTTACCCCTGGTATTGATTATGTTAATAACTCAAACTTGGTTGAGGATGCAATTGATTTAATTGAATCAGACAGAGCAGATTCAATTTATATCTGTACAACACCTGACTTCAATATGTTCTTGCCATCATGGAATGATGTTACTGAAGGTTTAATTTACCCACAAGAGGCAGTAGATAATTTAGAAGAAACTGGAATAGATTCTAACTATACAGCATCTTACTACCCATGGGTGTTAACAAGAGATAGTGTTAATAATACACAAATATATTTACCTCCAACGGCTGAAGTTGTTAAAAACTTAGCGTTAACTGATAATATAGCGTTCCCTTGGTTTGCATCTGCAGGTTATACAAGAGGTTTAGTTAATTCAATTAAAGCGAGAAGAAAGTTGACTCAAGAAGATAGAGATACTCTATACAAAGGAAGACTTAACCCAATCGCAACCTTCTCTGATGTCGGTACAGTAATTTGGGGTAACAAAACAATGCAAGTTAGAGAGTCTGCACTTGACAGAATCAACGTAAGAAGATTGTTGTTACAAGCTCGTAAATTAATCTCAGCAGTTGCGATTAGATTATTGTTTGAACAAAATGACGACAAAGTAAGACAAGACTTCTTAGATTCAGTTAACCCAATCTTAGACCAAATAAGAAGAGATAGAGGTTTAATTGATTTCCGTGTAACAGTATCTAACACTCCTGAAGATTTAGATTCAAACACTTTAACAGGTAAAATATTCTTAAAACCTACAAGAGCGTTAGAATATATCGACATTGAGTTCGTGATTACTCCGACGGGAGCATCTTTTGATGACGTATAATTAAAACAATAAAAAAGTGTAATGGGGGGTAGAAATATCCCCCATTATATATTTATAGTAAAATACTATTATGAAAATAGAGAAAAAAATCATTAAAGAATCGGTTGGTGACCAAAAAAAAGGGTATGGAAGTTATTCTAACGTGAAACAAAATATCATTTTAACTGAGAAACAATTAGAAAAATTATTGGAAGTAATTAAAAAATAATGAATATTAGAAAACATGTTTACTCTTATTTAGGTAAGAAAAATTTAAATGAGGGGATAGATGAATCAGGTACTCCTGATACAAAATATTACGCATTCGATTGGGATGATAATATTGTATTTATGCCAACCAAGATTATGGTTATGTCTGAAAACGAAGAAGAGGTTGGGATGTCGACAGAAGAATTTGCAGAACATAGACATCAGTTAGGTACAGAACCATTTAGTTTTAAAGGTACAACAATTGTTGGTTACGCCCCTGACCCATTTAGATATTTTGGAGTCCAAGGTAACAAACGTTTTGTTTTAGACTCTATGACGGCCAATTTAGGACCTTCTTGGAACGATTTTGTGGAATGTATTAATGGTGGTTCAATATTTGCTATCATCACCGCCAGAGGACATAATCCTGAGTCATTAAAAGAAGCTGTCTATAATTTTATTGTGGGTAACCATAATGGGATTAATAGTAAAACACTTGTAGAAAACCTTAAAAAATATAGGGAATTTGGTGTAGATACCGTTTATGAACAATCAACTTCATTAAGATTTTCAAATAAAGAAATAATAGACGAATATTTAGAAATGTGTCGTTTTGAACCTGTAACCTATGGTCAAGGTAGTGCTGCGAATCCTGAAGAATTAAAAATAGTTGCAATGAGAAAGTTCATTACATATTGTCAAGAAATGGCTCAAGAGATTGGAAAACGAGCATTATTTAAAAATGATATGACCAACCAAGAATTTACACCAAAGATTGGTTTTTCAGATGACGATCCAAGAAATATTGAGAAAATGAAAGGATTTTTAGAAAAAGAATATCCAGAAGGACCAGTAAGAACATATTTAACTAAAGGAGATATAAAAACTGAAGTATAATATATTTATATAAGTAATGTTCTAGTATAAGAATATTTTATTTGTGGACGAAAGTAAATAGAAAAAAATTTAAACACTAGATATTTATTAATAAAATAAAAAAAAACAAAAAATTTAGATAATGGCTGATTTGTTAATGAAAATGCCCTTTCAGTATGAACCGAAAAGAGCGAACCGATTTATATTGACTTTCCCAACTTCATTGGGTATAAACTCTTGGTATGTTGAAAGTGCATCAAGACCTAGTATTAAAATTGAGGCTAAAGATATTCCTTTCTTAAATACTAAAACTTATGTTGCTAGTAAATTTGAATGGGAAACCATTTCAGTTAAATTTAGAGACCCTATTGGTCCATCTGCGGCTCAAGCATTAATGGAATGGGTTCGTTTACATGCAGAGTCAGTAACAGGACGTATGGGTTATGCTGCGGGATACAAAAAAGATGTTGATTTAGAAATGTTAGACCCAACAGGGGTAGCGGTAGAAAAATGGATATTACAAGGTTGTTTCTTAACTGATGTTAAATTTGGTGATGTTGGATACGATAAAGATGATATTATGACCATAGACGCAACATTAAGACCTGACCGTTGTATATTAGTTTACTAATAAATTTTTCATAATTACATTAACCCACCCCATAAAGGTGGGTTTTTTGTTTACAAAAAATTAGTATTCAAGTATATTTAAAATAAAAAACTATGAATCAAGCTGAAAGTTATGGACAAATGGATTTTAATTTACCACACGACGTGGTTAAGTTACCAACAAAAGGTATGTTTTACAAACCTAAAAAAGAAAGTCTAAAGGTTGGGTATTTAACTGCTCAAGATGAAAATGTATTAATGTCTACAAATACCAATTCAGAAGGAATTATAACAACACTATTAAGAAATAAAATTTATGAACCTGGTTTTGATATTGGTCAATTACTTAACGTAGATATACAAGCGATATTATTATTCTTAAGAAATACATCATTTGGACCTGAATACACTTTTTCGATTAAAGACAGTAAGACTGGGAGAGATTTTGAAGCAACTATTATTTTAGATGAAATTAATATTTTACAACCAAAACATTTACCAAACGACGATGGGTTTTATGAGTTTAGATTACCACGAACAAATAAAACCCTTAAATTAAAATTATTAACTTTATCTGATGATAAAGAAATAGAAAAAATTTCTGAAAGTTACCCACAAGGTATGGTTGCTCCTGTTGTGACAAAAAAATTAGAAAAACACATTGTTGAAATGGACGGAGATAGTGATAAGGGTAAAATTGCCACTTTTATACCACAAATGCCAATTGGAGATTCTAAAGAATTACAAAAGTTTATTTTAGAATGTGAACCTAAACTTGATTTAAAAAGAACTATTACAACCCCGTCAGGAGAAAAGGTCACAGTAAATGTGGCATTTGGGGTTGAGTTTTTTCGGCCTTTCTTCCAATAATAAGAAAAACTTATTAGATGAAATCTATTACCTATCTAAATATGTAAATTTTTCGTATTTAGAAGTTATGAAAATGCCTACGTATGAACGTAAGTATTTTATTGATAAATTAATAGGTGAAAAATCATAAAAATTAATATTATTCTATTTATAGAATAAAAGTAATATGTTTTTATTTGTTGACGAAACGACGGTAAATGAGTTCGATGCTAAGGGTACCTCCTTTGGTGATGTAATTGGCGGTATAAATAGTGCGTTTAAGAAAGGTTTAAAATTTGAAACCGCCGTAAGTTCTTTAACGGCAATGGATGATGAGGCAAAAAAACTACAAAGGACTCTTGGTAGTGGTGTTATATCCATATCTAATACTGAAAAAGGGGCCTCTCAATTAAGAAATACCATCACAAATATTTACAACGAATCGGTTAAATTTGGTGGAACAATAGATAATATTACAGAATATGCCGGTGAGTTATCAGGTGAGATGGGTAAAATGACTTTACCTGTTGAGGATGCGACGGTTAATATGCTTGCACTTTCTAAAACTACAGGAATAGGTGCTAAAGAAGTCGGTAAGATGACGGGCCAGTTTTTAAAACTAACATTATCACAAACACAATCCACAGTTCAAATGGCTAAAATTGCTAAAATGGCAAGAGAGACCGGAATTGAAGCTAAAAAACTATTAGAAGATGTACAAAAAAACCTTTCAATGGTTGATGCATATAACTTCCAAAACGGGGTTGATGGGTTAACTAAAATGTCTGCACAGGCACAAAGACTCGGTAGTTCTATGGACAAGATAGTTCCTAAAAAGTTTTTAGAGGATATGTTGGATCCGGAAAAAGCAATTGAAGCCGCTGCTAATTTTAGTATGTTAGGCGGTTCTATTGATGGACTAAATAACCCATTCCAACTATTAAATGACGGTGCTAATAACGTTGGTAATCTACAAAATAAAATTGTAGACATGGCTAAAAGTGCGTTTAAAATAAATGAGGTTACCGGTGCTATAGAAACCAATAATGTTGCTATGATGAGATTGAGGGAACAGGCAAACGCATTTGGTGGGGATTATGAAGAATTGGTAAAAGTTGGTAGAACTGCCGCCAAAGAGCAGTTAGTTCAAAATAAATTAATGAAAGAGGGTGTTGATTTAAGTAAATTTAGTGAAGAACAAATGAATTTAGTTAAATCTTTAAGTGAAGTTGGTAAGGGTGGTAAACTTGAATTAAGAATACCTGGTTTTGAAACAAGTAATTTAACAGAAACTTTAACTAAAAATCCACAAGCTTTATCTCAAGCACTTGAAAACTATCAAAAAAAGGCAGAAATGTCGGATAGACAATTGGCAGAACAAGGATTAACCTTACAAGAAGAACAACAAAAAGATACGAGAATTATTAGAGATACCATGTTAAGAGAACTAACTGTGAACGAAAGAAAGGCAGCAATTGAAGCTCAGTATGGTGGACAAGAAATGATGACAAAAACGGCAAAAGATGTTCAAAAACCATTACTCGCTCCTGGATTAGCTGCGATAAGAGGGTTAAGTAATCAGTATAATACGAAGAAAACAGAATTTAAATCAGGACAACCAACATTAGTAGATGTTATGAACGTTAATAAAACAGGAACGGCAGCGCCAGGACCATTAAGTGATGGGTTCTTTAAAGGTGGGGATAAAGTTTTAACGATGGAAAAGGGTGAGATGTTTAATTTTATAGATGAAGACCAAGCATTATTTGCTCCTGATTTAGATAAAAAATTATCAGTTTTAAAAGAAAGTTATCTAAAAGTTAAAAGTTTGTCGTCTTCAGATTCTACAGATATATCTATTAAAAGTAATGAACCAAAAAATTTACCATCACAAACGATTACTTCTAAACAAGAAATGTCTCAAAATATATCACAAACAATAGATAATAATTTTAACATAACGGTAGATTTAAATATTAAAGGTATACCTAACAGTCCATTATCTGACTTACTATCAAGAGATGGTGACTTTAAGAGACAATTGACAGAAAAAATTATGGATGTGTTTGATAAAAAAGATTTATTATCAAAATCTAAAACAAGATTACAAACAAGGTAATTATAAAATAACCTTATAACCTATTTATCTAATAAAAGATAATAGATGGAAAGTCCACTTTCGTTTGATTCAACTGAGAATTTTAGAAAAAGATTATTAGTAAAAAATTTACAACCATATAAGGTTGACGGTTCATTCTCGTCTTCAAAAATTGACAAAAAAGAAATCACATTAGTTGATTATTCGGTTAGTGATTCTCCCGACATCAGTGTTGAACAGAAAAGACAAGAAGAAAAACTAATAAAACAAAATAAATTCAATCCTGGGGGTACTTTTGGTGATGTTATTCAAATAAACATTAATAAAGGTACTGAGACTAATGGTGGATTATACGGTTTTAAAAATACTGAAGGTTCAAAATTAGAGATTATTGGTGATAATACTGAAAAATTATTATATGTTCAAAACATATATGGACCAACACAGTTTGCAAATTCTTTTGGTAATCCTGTTAATATTAATAAAAATACAAACAAAAGTACAAATGAAGGGTTATATGGATTTGAAAAAACTTTTGGTAGTGATTTAGAACTTATTGGTGACGTTAAGGAAAACGAACTAATAGTTAAAAACCAATACGGACCTGAACAGTCAGATAATAGAAATGTTGTAAATCCTAATTTAAATAACCAAACAAAACCTAACGAAGGGCATTATGACTTTATAGATACTTTAGGTAGTGATTTAGAGAAGATAGGTATATACTCAAAAGAGAGTCAAATAATTATTAACCAATATGGACCACAAGGACCACAAAGTAATACTACGGTTACACCTAATTTAAATTTCCAATCTAAGGCTAATGAGGGTAATTATGGACCTGCTGATGCAGTCTCTAGTGAATTAGAATTAAAAGGGGATGCACAAGAAAGTCTTCTAAGAGTATTAAACAAATATAATCCTGAATCAGTATCTACGGGGTTTGGTAATTCAAAATTATTCCCTACCCTAACTTTAGGTGTTTCTAATTATGGAGAATATGATGATGCTAGTGATGCGGCTAATAGTGAGTTAAATAGTGTTGGTAATGTTCGTAGTAAATTTTTATACGGTAAAAATAAATATGGTTTAGGAAGTAGTGTGACTAACTACGGTGGGGTTATTAATATTAATAAAGATAACACACTTGGTGCAAACGCGGGACCTTACGAACCCACAGAAAATTCTGGAAATAATAGTGAACTTGAACAAATTGGTGATGATAGACTTAAAAAGGCTGTCGTAAAGAACCCATTTCAACCGGTTATTATTCCTGACGTAGTTGTACCTAATAGACCTACTCAAACACAGGCGAATAAAGGTGAGTATGATTTTACCGCATCACAACCCGGAAAAACAACAGAACAATCTCAATCATATAATTACGGTAAAAATCTTTATAATACTGGTGACGGAGCATATGACCCATTAGTGATAGACGAAATATTCCCTGATAGTTTAAATAGACCGTATTCCAATAGCGATACTACTTTTTCATTTGTCCCGTCTTTCTACAGTCCTATTAATATTTTAAATAGTGACAACCCAAATGGTACTGAGGGTAGTTTAAGTCAGGATTCTAATTTGGCTAAAATCGCAGCAAAACAATTACAAAAAGAATTTAGAACTAGGGTAGCATATGAATTATATCAGCAGACATTAGGTAGATCAATTTTATCTAATTCATCTGTATCGACAATATCTGGAGGGATTGGACCAAGTCCATCAATAGACCCATTTGATATTTTAGGGGTTGTTACTAATAATGTACCTCTTATTCAAAAAAATTATCAAATTACTTCACCATCAACCATTGTTGGTGATGTTTTAGGATTCACTGCGAGACTATCAGGTCTTTATTCACCATACTCTATTATTCCTGGTGAATATTTTGATTATCCTGATAAAAACTTTGGAAGCCAAATGTTGGCAAATCCTATTGGAGCAATAGCTGGAGCGGTAGGTAACCTTGTGAATAATTTATTATCTGCAAATATTGACACAGGTTCTGAAAGATTATTGGCTAATACCTCAAGAGCAACAAGGTCATTGTTATTTGATATGTTATTTTATAATTCATATCGACCTGATTATAATTTGGATTCTTTAGTTAGTCCTAATTTATCGTCACCTAAACCTAATTTTTATATTGGTAATACTAAAAACTTCGTAAGAGACCTCATTAGTCCAAAACTTGACCAACCTAAAGGTAGGGATGGTAAACCTAATAACAGTCCTGTATTTGATTACGGAGTATTGGGTAAGGAGTTTGAGGGTAATGATGTTAATAAAAGATTGTTTGGTATAAATACTAGAAATTATTACAACGGTTCTTTAGATACGTTAGGAGTTGTCGGTAACTCAAGTTTTATAGGTAATTTTACTTGGACCACAAGTGAGTCCTCATACATTAAACCGGGATTATTTGTTGGATTTAATAATAAGATAATTAACTCTACTGATGTTGTTTTTGATACTATATTACAACAAGCATATAATGACAGTAAATCTTCTAAATTATCTTTTACTGATGGGTCAATACTTGACATCACTCAAAAATTAATTGATGCAGGTGCTAAATCATCTAGTCCAAACCATGTTGGTAATGCAATTAACCAAGTTACTAAAGTGTTTAATGACGGGTATCAAGAGATGACAAAGGGGTCTAGGGTTTTCAGATACGTAACCCCAACATCCATACAAGCAGGTGCGCCTGTTAGTAGTGTACAAGGTTACGAGTATTGTAGATTATTTACTAAAGATAGACCTTATAGTACTTACAAACAATTACAGAAAAATAGATTAAACAATGGAAAAGGTAATATTAGAGGTGCTACCTATTCTGTTTTAGATGCGACATATAACTTGAACATTGCCCCAATGTATGGTGAAGATTCTACTAATATAGGGAAAGATGGTAAAGTTAAAAAATATATGTTCTCTATTGAGAACTTAGCTTGGAGAACGTCAAGTAAAAAAGGGTTTACAGTTGATAGTTTACCTGGTTGTGAAATAGGACCAAATGGAGGTAGAATTATGTGGTTTCCACCTTATGAATTAAGTTTTGATGATAACGTTAGAACATCATGGAAAGAAAATGTTTTTTTAGGTAGACCTGAACCAATATACACTTACCAAAATACTGAAAGAACTGGAACATTAAAATGGAAAATAGTTGTTGACCACCCATCAATCATGAATGTTTTGGTTAATAAAGAATTGGCAAAAGAAAATACGTCAGTGGCTACTAAAGTAATTGATTCATTTATTGCGGGATGTACCGAATATGATATCTATGATTTATTAAAAAAATACAAATCATTTAGTTTGACCGACATATATGATGTGATTGAAACAGTTAGTAATGTAACAGAGTTAATACCAAGTGTACCTAATCCTAATGTTGTTGGTGAAGTCACAGTACAAGAGAATGTTAATATAGTTGAAGACACCACAGGGAGTGCTTCTGGACAAACACAACAAGAAAATATTGAAATTGCTAAATTCCAAGATATCCAACTATTGTTTGAAAATGCTATACCGGCATCTACCGACACAAGTAGTTCTTATGAAAAATTTTATAATGAGTTATCCGGTCTTAAAAATACTTACGATAGCGGGGCGGCAAATAAAGTGTATAATTACAACGGGACTGTATTAAATAATCCTCCTGCTAATTTTGGGTTAAAAGACTTTTTAGATACTAGAAAAAATTCTATAAGTGGTGTTTTCACATTTTTAGACAGTGAATATAACACATTTAAAGAATTACTATCTAAAGTTATAACTCTTTGTGATAGTGGTAGTAAAGTGACTTTAGATGTTATTGGTTCCGCTAACTCAACTGCCAGCGCAACATATAACCAAAGTCTATCTAAAAGAAGGGCGGATTCGGTTGTTAAAATGATTACTGATTATACTGAGGGTGAATTAAAAATGAAAGACATGATTGATAAAAAACTTTTATTATTTAATGTCCAAACTAATGGTGAAACCCAAGAGATCAATGAAGTAGATTATAGGGATATAAAATGTTTTAAACCTTTTCCAAATCAAGTAACATATAAAATGTCAGTACAAGGTA